ATATCACAACTTTATTTTACCGTCGTTGTAATCTTTTATGAAATCATCTACGAATTTCCGGTCGTCGCTTACACCTAAAACCGTATCAGCAATAGCACGTTTTTTCTCAATGATATCATAGATGTGTTCGTCAATGGTGTCTTTTCCTAGAAAATAGGTACACTGGACGCTGTTTTTTTGCGACATTCTATGAAATCTGGATTCTATCTGCTCACAGTCTGCAGGATGCCAAGGAAGCTCTAAAACAGCCATTCTGCTTGCTGCAGTTAAAGTCAATCCAACACCACCAGCTTTTGTGCTTAAAGCAATTATCTTGCTGTCTGATGGCACATGCTCATGATCTGAATTAATGTGATTTTCAAACCTAACATTACATTTTTTGCATTTCTGAAATTCGTGTACAGCTCTGTCTTTTTCTTCATCACTCTGAGCGCCGGTATATAGCAATGTAGTCGGAAACTTCTGTTTAACAAAAGTGGCAATTTCCTTATGGTGCAAGAAAACACCTACCTTTTCATCAGCATCAATAATTTCTTCTATGTATTCTGAAACTTCATTCATTTTACCTCGTGCCGAAATCTGTTTCAGGATACCAATTTTCACCATTACTTCACCGCGCATTGATTTAGCTACCTCAGCATCGGTTTTATCCTTATTTTCTTTCAGGTAGTTTGCCAAGTCGGTAGATGCCTTATTGTATTCGTCGCGCGTAGTGATGTCACAATAGACAATTTGGTGTACCTTGTCCGGTAAATCTTTTAGAACGTCTTTTTTTAACCGCTGGAAGAAACAAGTGGTTTTTAGCTTATAGTTTAATTCTTCCAAATTTGTGGCGCCGGCACCGGCCATACCACCACAATATCGATTCATAAAATGCTTGTAATTTCCGGCTACTGCTTCTAATTGACCAATAGCTAATAATTGAGCTACTAAATCCTTTGGCTTGTTTACTATTGGCGTACCGGTAAGGCCTATTACAACTCTTTTTTTGGCACAGATACCACGTACTAGCTTACTCATAATTGTTGTCGGATCGCGTACTTTATGAATTTCGTCAATTGCGATAGAATTAAATATGTTTATATTGCTATTGAATGTTACATTAGAAAGTTTGAATTTTCCCTTTTCATTCTTCACAATATCCTGCACAAAGAATTTCTTCAAACTTTCATAGTTTACAATGAAAACTTTGCACATACCCATTTCATAGAAAGTTGGCCAAGTCTTTTTTACGCTGTCATTAAGAATCATAGCCTTAATTCCAACGAACTTTTCCCACTCTAACTGCCAGTTTCTCCGTAGTGATGCCGGACAAATAATCAATGCCGGCCAAGCATTAAGCGCATAAATAGTAGCAATTGTCTGGAAGCTCTTGCCCAAGCCAGGACTGTCCCCATTTATATAGTGTAATTTCTCCATTCCATAGGCAACACCTTCTGCCTGATAATCACGGAGCGGAAGCCTTGTAGGAATATCAATAGTAAGTTTTGGCATAGGCGGAATATCGCCAATTTTTTCTTCCTCAGTTTGTTCTACATACCTGCCATTATATCTAATTTTCAGTTGATCTACAGCTGACTTATGGCTTAAATCAATCTCCCAAACCCTTTCGGCTTCTATATATTTTCTGGACCGCCAATCAATAGCTTTAATGTCCGCAATAATATCGGCATTCCATTTGTCAAGTTTTATATGAAAACCAAAAGGCTTCTGAAATATTGTTATCATTTAGTTGGGATATTGTTTTTTAGAATTCTTCTTTATCTGCTGAAACATCTGTAGCAGATTTATTGGTTGAAATTGTAAGCGTACCATCTTGCACCATTTCTGTCAACTCTGCTAATGCATCTTTTTTTCTTCTTCCTTTCGCTTTCTTTGGCACTTCTTCTGTGTCTAAGTCCATTGAAATTTGTGGCTCTTCCGCATGTTTGCCTTCAAACAGATACGCGCGTACTTCTTCATCACACGCCTGCAGTGCTTTGTCTAATTCTTCTCTGCCGTCGTATTCATAAATTTCAATTCCGGTTTCCAAAATGTTTTGCTTTGGTGATACCAATTCCAGCGTTTTATTGCTTTGCAGGTGTCGGCTTCCGGAAAGTTTTACTTTGATACCATTTTCATCTTTCAGGTCTAATTCGTAACCGCTGCAATGTACTGCTGCATAGTCAATGGCGCCTTCGCTGTTTCTTTGGAAAGTTAGATTTGCCAAGTGTTCGTCTAATTTACCGAATGCTTCTACTAAATCCGGATGGATGCGCGAACCGCATTCTCTGCTAGTTTTGTCTTTTCCGCCAGGAATACTTTGGTTAAATTTTACCTTTAGGAATTCACCTTTGTGGATTTGCACATTGATGATTGTGTTTTCTTGTTGATGATAATACATAATTTTTATTTAAAAAGTGATTGTTGATTAATATTTTCTTTAGGGTTTAATATTTCTGAAATGGTTTTATCTAATTGCCTTTCCAACTTCTTACATATTTCAAGTTGAGTAAGTGTATTTACATTTCCATTTTTTTTAAACTCAAAGTATTTCTTTTGTGCATCGCGAAGTTCTTTTACCTGCTTTGCCAATTCTATTGCTTCCATTATTCGGTATTTTTTTGTTAAGTAATTTTATAATCCATCTTCTAGCATTCTCTCTTTTGGAATACACTCTTATTATTTCGCTGTTAACAATTAAATTGTAGTTGCGATTATTTGCTCTGATTATGTTTGTTGCACATCCAAAACCATCAAGAATTCCGGTTATGGTTCTGAATGCTTTATGAGAAGATTTTAATAGATATTGATAGTTACCAACTTCTATAATTCTGCCTAACTTGATACTATAATATTGTCCTTTTGTAACTTTCAAACCATTAGAAAAAAAGACATCTGCATATAGATTGCTTAAACAATATCCTTTGTAAGTGCAAATGAAATAAGGTTTATTACGACCATAACCAGCAGTAAATTTGATTCTGTCATAAGCCTTATTTTTCTTACCTGTAAATAATCTTGACTTAATCCAATCGGTAGGCATTCTATATTCAATAGTTTTTTCGCCTGTAACCATTACAGCAAATGCTTCATGTGTAATATTTAATTGCAATGTCTTCATTGATTATTTTATAGATTAATAAAACCTACGGCATTACACCGTAGGTCACGCATAAAAACAACTAACTTGAAACTTCATCAAGCGCAAATATTTTTTTATCAGTGATATTTTCTTTTTGTAGCTCTATGAAGTCAATTAACTTTTCGCATACTTCAACTAATCGTGGAATATCTTTATCTGGATTATACATGTAAGATTCTTCATAATTATTACTGTAATCCGTAACATCATAAATAAAATATGGTGCTGGTATTCCATTTTCATGCATGCAGTAAGGATATACGATATGTTGCCAATTCTGTAGGTACTTTGGAAAATCGTATTTAGAAGTACATTTTATATCAGTCATCAAACCACCTGGTAATACTTCATCTATAAAACCATAAACTAAAACATTTCCTTTTGATGTTGGTAAAATTGTTTCTGCAAATACTTGGTCCTTTGCCCATTTATACCTGTCTACAAAACCATCCACTACATGCTTTTTAAAATCAAATCCTTTGTAGTAGTATTGTTCAACATCACGTTTAGTGATCAATAAAACATTTTCTGGTAATCCTGTATCAACCTTTTTTAAGAGGTCAACTAACTCATTAAATGCTGTTCCTTTTTCGGCAGCTTCACTTGTAAACGGAACTCTATTGATTTTATTAAGTAGTTCCTGTAGCGCTTCATCGCTATCACTGTTTAGATAGCGTGTGAAGCTATCTAACAGTGTAGCATAGAATTTATAGTTAGGCTTTAACTGTTGCATTCTTTTTGGCTTTAGAAGTGTTAGTACTTGTATTTGCTGGCTTACTGAATAAATCTGCACTTTGTTGTTGTGCTAATTGTTGTTCTTCTTTTGCTATCTCAGCTTTTTCTTCTTCAGTAAATTCATTTGAGTTTATAGCATCTGTAGTTGTTGCAACTGTTGTTGCAGGTGGCGTTGTTTCTTCTTTCTTAGGTTCAACTGGTTGCTCATACTTTTTTAAAGTACGATTGAATTTTAAACCTAATATTTCGGTTCTTTCTTTAATCATTAATGCACCTTGTAATTTACTGTCCCAAACATGTGCATCATAATTGGCAATCTCAGTAGAAATATTGTTTGCTTGTTCTGCATTTTCAATCGCATTTATTTCATTGCTCATTTGTTCTAAAAGTTGATTATACTTTGCAGCAACTTCTTTTCTTTCTTCTAATGATTTTTGATATGTGTCGAAAATACTTGACAATAAAATGTTTGGACTTGGAATCGTTTTACCAATCCCAGGCGTTACTACATCTGTGATTTCTATTACATCAGGAAGTTTACAAGTATTCTTTCCATAAAATTTTTCACATGGATTAAATGATACTGTACGTTTTTTCCCAATAGCTTCCATATAACCAACTAAATCTAATTCTTTGATTAAATCGCTACCAGAAGAACCACCAATCTCAGGACGAATGATTTTATTATCGCCTTCCTTTTCTTCTTTCTCATGTGCAAGAAAAACAAGATGTTTTCCCATTAATGATACTCGTTTCAAGAATGCTGAAAATTCTGCTTTTCTTTCTCCATAACCTTGTAGAGATAAGGCACCGTTTGTTTTACCTAATTTTGGATTTTTCTCAATTAAATAGTTTCCTAAATAATCAAGCATCTTACCAGCAGTATCAATGATTAAAGTTTTGTAGCTTGTTAAATCTTCATTGTTTAATAAGTCTAACATTGATTGCCAGCTTTCAACTTGTACTGTATCGCTTTGGTGCATCGGATCAACACGGTGTACACCGTTGTCAAAGTCTACGAGTAGAGGTGATGGTGCTGATAAAGCGAGTGTTGTTTTTCCTATACCTGGTTGTCCGTATAGAAGTGTTTTGATGGACGTTTGCACTTTCAACTCGAAAGGCTTTTTGATTAGTCCGCTTTTTTGTGTTACATTTGTCATAAGAATTGTTTTAAAGTGAATGAAATAATTTTTATTCTTTAAGCTGAACGTTCCGAGCGTTCGGCTTTTTTTATTTTATAAGTTCTTTAATACGTTTAAATACAGCATTGGGAATAATAACAGCTCCGCTATCATAAGCCTCCAGAATAAATTCTAAGTGTTCTTTCATTTCTGAAATCTTGCTATCTTTCAACTTCAATAAACGTTCAGCTTCTGTTAGTGATTTTGTTATTTGTTCGTTTACAAATCCTGAATTGCGAATGTGTTTAAGAGAATTATTTATCTCAATTATTGCTATATCTGTTTCTGTTGCCATGATTATTTATTTAATTCTTCTTCTTTTATAGATTTACAAATAGCCATATTAATTTCATCATCGGTCCAATCTGACTTTACATATTCAGTTAAGTACTTTTCCTCGGCATTATATTCACTCTTAATTTCATTTTCTAACCGATTAATACGTGCGGTTAGTAACTCTTGGTTTTCCGCTTTAAAAAATAATGCTCTGCCTATATCAGGTAAATATTTAGTCCAATGTTTTGCCATTTTATTTATTGAATATTGTGAATAATGTATATGCTATCTGAACTCCGAAGTATGCACATGCACACAGTAGGAATATTATTTGCCATTCTATTTTATGCTGTTCTTGTCCTTTCATTTTATTGCGATTGCTGCTAAGATTAATATTGCACCAAGAACAACAAGTAGCCATTTTGCATTTATCGTTTCCATTAGTTTTGACAAATTTTTATTATTGCAATAGTGCCATCAATTTTTCTTATGTGTCTGTGCCTCCACATGCTGTTGTTGTACTTCGCTGATAAGTAATCTACCAGCTTGCAAATGTTTTCTTTTTTGATTACGTGCTTCATTGCTTTTTTCTTTTAAATTCTCTTGATAAATAATAGCCAACCCTGTCATTTTTCAGGTTTTTCCGTTGCTTTGGAGTTGACGTTTCTTTTTCTATCAACTCCTCAAGCAACAGTTCACAAGTTGTTACCACACCTCTTGCTTGTATTAATAATTTCTCAATTCTATTTTTTGAAGAAGCCATCCAGTTATGCGTTTACTATTTGTTTTTGTTTTTCGATTGCATCATATTTTTTTTCAAAATATTCAGTAATCACCTCTACAACTTCTGGCCGGCAATCTCGACCGTTTTTTACGATGTCAAAAATTACTTGTCTGGTTATCATTCCACCATCAATGCCTGTTAGATTTTTTTCATTACAGATATTTGTAATATTTTGAAAATCGCCACGTACAATTAATTTGTTATCTACTAATCTGCCGTAATACTGTCTTGTAATCATTTTATCTTAAAATTTTGGTTGTGTAATAATTGTGTAGTAATTGGAATCTTCATCTTTTAAATAAAGGCTGCTTTCTTGCACATAAGTTTGTTCCCATTCTTCCATGAAAATTTCGATTTCATCTTGAATGTATTGTTGGTCAATTTCAGTTAAGTCAGAAATATCTGTAACTAAATAAGCGGTGTGATTGTGTTCGTAATAGTATTTGTCCGAATCTTCAAATCGGTCAACATCTGTTTGTATTTCTAGGTAGTGTAAATCGGAAAGGACTACATGTATAATATCTATACAAATGTGTTCACCGTCTAATTTTATTACAACACCTTGTTTTGAAACATGGTAGTCATCAAACCTGTTAGTAATTTTTCCACCATATTTATTTTTAAGGTAAGCGTACACTGATGCTTGTGTAACGTGGTCAAAAGATGTCAACACTTGTTGACATTCTACATTATTATTTTTAACTTCGTTTCCCATTTGTAATAATTGATAGGACAAATATACAACACAAATCTAACATTGTTATAATTGTGTTGTTAAATTAATGGTAAATTTCATGTAACCGGCAATGATTTTATTTGTTTTCCTGTATTCTTTGTGGTGCACTTTGCCATTTTCTACATAATAATCGTCACCATCATAAACCAACTTTGCTGCAGATGCAGAAACAATCAATTTTGCATTTAATAATCTGCGTACATATGCCGGCGCTTGCAGTTCTAATACAGCCTTTCC